GTGAGAACAAAGCTAACTGACCACCAGATCATCGAAGCGATCGAGCGCATCTTTGTCACCGAGCACGGTGATGCCGCCGCCGTCCGGAAGGTGCGCCAGCTCCTGGCGCCACCGGCAGCGAACGACGGCCTGCCTACGTACGACTTCGAGACCGCCACCGAGGCCGAGCGGTGGGCGTACGACCAGGGTTACGAGGCCGGCTGGGAGTCGCGCCTCGACCCGACCGAGATGGACTGGAGCGACGTCGAGGACGCGCTGAAGGCGTACATCGAGTTCATCAACCTGGAGCTCGCCGAGGTGGAGGGCAAGTGACCGCCGAGGCGATCCGGGTGTCGATGCCCCTGGTCGAGTTGGTGCTGATCGCGGGGTTCGCGTTCGCGCTCGGTTTCTTCGTCGGCCTGTGGGTGCGGTCATGAGAGCCGCTGCGCTGACAGCCGCGCTGGTAGCGGCTGGTCTGGCGGTCGCTGTCGGCCTGTTCTCAGGTGAGCCGAACTACTCACCCGAGGTGCGGCCACCGGCGGTCCAGCCCGGTCCCCCCGTGGTGACAGTCCATGCAGGTCAGCGATAACCTGCCCCTAATCTCTCCCGCCGGGAGAGCGGCGACGGGCCCAGCGCCAACTGGAACCCGCCGCCTCGACATCCTCCACTGAGTCTGGAGAACGCCGTGAATGCATCATCTCAGACAGGCGCGCCCGCGTGCGCCGCCTACCAACTCTCCGGTCGCCCGCCTGCCCTCTCGTCAAGGGCAGGCGAGGCATGACCGGGCGGGAGCCAGTCGGAGTGCTGGCACAACCTGCCGAAGACCGGAACGAGTGCCAGGCTGAGTCAAGCCGACAGGGGCTCGTCAACACCGGTCATCTCAGCCACCGCTGCTTCAAGCTCGGTGAGCATGACATCCACCGCTGCACAGGTTGCACACACACCTGGACTGACCGCACCGCCTAGTACTGCACGCAGCGCCCGCCATGAGGGATGGCGGGCGCTGCTGTCTGTCAGGACTGGTTGGCCTCGATGCGGTCGAGCTGGGCACGGATCGCGGTGCCGGTTCCGGTCGGCTCGACCCAGAACCGCTTCATGTACTCCTCGATCTCGGCCTGCATCATCGCCCGGAGCTGTGTCTCGGTGTACGGCATGTCGTCCTCCTCGAACCAGCGGGTTGTGTCGGTCTCTGCCGCCTTGGTGTGCTTGATGCTGATGTGCACGTGCTTGTCGTGCGGGTTGGTGCCGTTGTAGGGCTCCCAGTCCCAGGGCTGGCCGTCGTCGGTCGCCGAGGCGATGCGCCGGTTCCAGATGACGTAGGCGACCCGGGGGTCCCGCACAACCGCGTCGAGCAACTCCTGGACGTCGATGCCGTCCTTGTCGACGTCGATCGCCCGGACCACGCCGCCGGCGTCCCAGTCGGGGTTGTGGTCGGACGGCCGGGCCGCGTGTGAAGCGTCCCCGAGGGCGCCGTCACTGGCCTTGTCCCGGTCCGGCCATCGCCGGTTGATCTCGGTGCGCAACGCGACGAGGGACGCCGCGAGATACCAGTCAGCCACGGTGTACCGCCTCCTCCAGCTTCGTCAGCCGGTCCTCGACCAGCTGCATCCGTTTCGGCATGGCCGGCACCTCGGCTCGGCCCGGCCGGGCCGGTTCGCCGTTCCAGTCCTCGAGGAACGCGTCAACCCGCTTCCACGCCCGGTAGATGCCACGGGCAACCAGCGTGACCGGGATAAGCGCGGCGCACACAGCACCGATCGTCACCACCCACTCGATGCCCATCAGAACACCGTGAGGATGAGCACGGCGCCGGGTGCGCCGGCGCCTCCGGTCTGGTTGGTGGTCGTGCCGTAGGCGCCGCCGCCTCCGCCGCCGTAGTTCTGCCCGGCGATCCCTGTGCCGGCCGCTGTGAGGCTCCGGGCGCCGCCTCCCATGCCCTCGGCTGCCGCGCCTCCAACGGACGTCAGGACAGGCTGCCCGGCCAGCACACGGCCTTTCCCGCCAGCGGCGCCGGAGATGTTGACGGTGCCGCCCACGCCGACCCCCTGGGTGCCGCCGTTCGCGACCCCGTTACCGGTTGTCGAGGTCATCGCGGCCCCGCCGGTCCCTCCGGTCGCCGAGATCGCTGGACCCGACGCCGGATCGAACGATGACGTACCGCCGCTGTTGCCTGCCGCCCCTGACACGCCGGTGCCGCCAGCGCCGATGACGCAGGGGACGGTGGCATCCAGCTCGGACGCAAGGTAGAACCGCTCCGAGACGCCGGCGCCGGCGCCGTACCCGCCCTCGCTCTGCCCGGACCCGGCGCCGATACAGCCACCTCCGGCCCCGCCGCCGCCAACGACACGGACCCAGGCGCCGCGGATCCCGGCCGGGCGGGTCCAGTCACCGGTAGCGGTGATGATCTGCAGGTTCGGGTCTCCGGGTGCGATGATCCGGTCCCCAGCTAGCTGGCCCATGTCGAGGCTCCTTTCACAGTGCGTATCGGGGTGTCGGGTACAGGCTGACGTCGGCTAACGCCAGGTGGGATTTGGCGACTCCGTTCACTGCGCGGGTCACGGTGAAGGTCTGCGGCGACGTCGCGCCAGTGATGGCGGTGACCGTGATCCGCTCGCCGCCGATCATGATGTCGAACGGCAACGACGCCGCGGTGGTGGTCCACACGGTGCGCTGCGACGACACCGACAGCGAGGTCGCCGAGCTCGTCACCCCGGACACCAGCGCGCTGCTGTAGGTGTCGTAGCGGCCCGTGCCGACGGTTTCGCTGGTGGCGTACACGGCGGGTGCGTACAGGTCGGCGGGGACCAGGCCGAAGGTGATCTCGTGCACGACCGGGCCGATCGTCTCGGAGTAGCCGACCACCAGCACGTCGAGGTCGTCGTAGATGCCGATGGCATCCAGGTTCGTGATCCGGATCAGGTCGCCGACGTCAGTGGCGAGTACGGCCGTGGCGAGCGCAGCCGCGGCGGGTGCCGCCAGGTTCACGGTCAGCGTGGGGAACCGGAGTTTGTCGAGGGTGCCCAGGTTCAGCAACCAGGCCGCGTAGGTCGGCAGCTGCGCGTCGCTCTCGCAGTTGACTTGGATCTCGTCCGGGTAGGGGCCGACGCCGTTCGGGGGGTTCAGGATCGACAGCGCGCCGCTGGTCTTGGTGACCCTGAAGGCGTCGCCGTTGCGGCGGGAGGCGGTGACGTCGTTGCGGGTGTTCGCGTCGTCGTCGACCGGTTCGAACGGTGGCGCCACCTGCCCGGCCGAGTAGTCGACTGTCAGCTTCGGGGTCTGGTTGTACTGCGACGCACGTGAGCGGTAGAGCAGCTCCAGCGCGTCTCTGGCTTCGGTGAGCACGCCGAGGTCGGTGGCCTCGGCGTCGCGGATCTGGGCCAGGGTCGGCTCGGCGAACTGCACACCCATGCCGGAGGTGTCGGCGACGGCGCCCACGATCGTCAGGTCGATGTCTGCGAGCCCGGCAACCCGCTCCATCCGCTCACCTGCGGTCTCGCCGGCGTACCCCTGCACCGCGGCGGAAACGTCAGCAGCGGACGGGATGTTCGCCGGGCTCGCCTCGGACCAGACGATGACGTGCGCCAGGTTGACGTAGGTCTGGTTCACGTACCGCGAGTAGTAGAAGCGGCAGGTGCCGGTGCCGAGCCACTTGTAGCCGGCCATGGTCCCGGTATCGACCGAGATGCCGTCGATGAACAGCTCAAAGTTGGTGTCGGCGCCGACCACGATCATCTGCAACCGGCAGTAGTGGACCTCCTGGTCCTGCAACGCGGCCAGGACGCCAGTGGCTGAGAAGCCGATCGGCCCCACGGACGGGTCGGTGAAGCTGACCTGTGCGGTCCCGTCATCGGTGGAGGTGTTGAGGACGACGGCCCACCGGTTGTCGTTGTAGTCGGCAACCTGCGCCGTCAGGACACCCATCGCCGTGCTCTGCCAGACGAAGTCGAGCGCGACCCCGGACTGTTCGCCGGTGCCGACGTCGCCGCGCATGTTCGAGACGTTGCCGGTCGCGTTGATCTCCAGCGCCGACCCGAGCCACGGCGCCCCCAGGTCCTTGCCGTAGGTGAACGACGGGGTGAACTCGGGGAAGAACCGGGTACTGCCCTCCCACGTCTTGCCGAGGTTGATCGAGAACTTGGTGCCCTCGGCACCGGACAGCGGCCAATAGGACGTCAGGGACTGCGGCTTGGACAGGATGTACTCGCGCAGGCCGATGTTTGCTGGCTCGTTGCCCTGCTGGAGACGCCGCAGGATCCCGGCTGCTGTGATCGGCACCCATGCCTCTTTGTGGGACAGGTCCCACCGTGGCGGTAGCTCGGGGATCTCACCCAGGAACCGGTACGACACGGCCCGGACCGCGGCGGCCATGATTCCCCAGCCGGCGGAGGCCGCGGTCCAGTTGATCCCGTAGCTCGCGGGGGTCTGGATGCCGGCGCGCATCACGTTGACTGTCTCGGTGCCGATGTCGTGCTCGCCGAGCTGGGTGAAGCCTCCGGTGACGGCGATGGTCGAGCCGTCGTCCAGGTCGCTGAGCAGGGACCCGACCAGCACGGCGCGCTTGAACACGGTCAGGCCCATGCCGGGGTTCGCGGACGGCGTGGCGCCGCTGTAGGCGAACTGGTTGTTGTCGAGTTCGCAGTTGGAGCCGCCGGTGAAGCTGACCGCGGACGCCTGCCGGCCGATGACTGCGGTGGTGTCGACCACGATGGTCTGCGGGCCGGTCGGGATGTTGCGGTTGAGCCAGTACATGTAGCCGACCGCGTTCACGGCTTGCAGCGTGAACAGCCCGTTCGTCTTCAGCGTCATCGGGACCCCGCCGTAGGTGACCGACGCGATCTGGTTCGTGGTGGTGTTGTACTGCCAGATCCAGACCGCTACCCCGGTGGGCGTACCGACCGGGGTGTGCGTCCAGGACAGGTCGCCTGTCCCCGAGGTGTTGCTGTAGGCATCGAAGGCAGCGTCGACTTTCTTGGCTACCCGGATCTGGGTGTTGCGGCCGATCTTCCCGAAGTACGTGCCGACCGGGTTGCGCGGGGAGAACTTGCCGTCACGGTTGTTCAGCGTCAGCGAGCAAGACGACGGGCCAGCCTGTGCGGCCAGCTCACCCTTTCCACGGATGATCGTGATTTCGCTGGCCGTGCGGACGTCGGTAGTGACCTCGGTCCATGTGCCGTCGACAAGCATCTCGACCAGTTCGTTGCTCACTGGCCCAACACCACCTGTGCGTTGCCGCCCTCAGCCTGGATCGACTTGCGGAGAAGCTCAAGGAGTACGCGCCCGGCCGCGGTGCCGTCAGGCTTCAGCACGAGAGTCACAGCGCCACCGCTGTTGCGGCCGCCGGTGATCCGCTCACCGGCCTTGACCATCGCCAGCGTCTCGGAACCCATGCCGCCAGGCACGATGCCGCCGCTGTGGAAGTAGGGGATCGTGAAGCCCTTGCCGCCGATGTTCGGCACCCACGACGGCACGCTGAAGCCCTTGCCGCCGACCGTGCTGTTCCAGGCGTTCCGCACGCCATCGAAGGCGGCACGGAACGGCGCGGTGATCGTGCCGGCGACCCCGCGCATGAATCCGGCGATGGCTCCCGGCACCGCCTTGATCGCGCCCAGGATCGAGTCGCGGTGTTTCCAGATCGGCTTCACCATCAGGGAGAACGGCGCGGTCAGGACCGCGAACAGCGCCTGCCAGTTGCCCCGGATCCAGTTGAAGATGCCCACGGCAACATCCCGCACCGCACCGAAAGAACCGTTCACGATTCTGCGGAAGGTCTCGCTTTTCTTGTAGGCCAGCACGAGCCCGGTCCCCAGCAGGACCAGTGCTGTGATCACCAGCCCGATCGGGTTGGCGCGCATGGCGACGTTCATCGCCCGCTGTGCGATGGTCGTGGACTTGATCCACGTCACGCCGTTCTTCAGCGCCGGAATCATGAACGACGCCATACCGCCCGCCAGATCAGCGGCACCCTGCCCGGCCATCACGAACCCCTCGAACAGGTTGCCTCTGGCGATCTCGCCTACGCCGCCCATCACGTCCTTGGTGCCGGTCAGGGTGTCGGAGAAACCCTGGGCTTTGCCTTCCGCTCCGTCGGCTGCTTCCCCGACGGTGTCGAACGACGATGCCGACTCACCGACAGACTTCGATGCCGCGCCGACGTCGGTGTCCATCTTGCGGGCCGACGATCCGACCTTGTCGAATGCAGATTCGAGCTTGGTCGAGTCACCCGCGAAGGTGAGCGTGACCTGTGGTTTGCCGGCCATCAGTCGACCTCGATCCCTGCTTGGCGGGCCACATCCAGCAGCGCCTGCTCCACGAGCTCGGCGTACCGGGCCTGGTTGTCGAAGTAGGCGTTGTAGATGTAGCGGCCGTGCTTGATGAACGGCCGGCTGACCGAGCGGCCCTTGCCGACCCGGCCACCGAAGTCGAGCCACGGGTAGTACGGGACGCGCTTGGATCCGCCGACGACACGGGACGCGGACGCCGTCGACCGGGCATTCACCGACGCCTTGGCCTTGCCGGACTTGGTCGGGATGCCTTGCCGGGCATCGGTCACCACGACCTCGGCGGCGGCGTTGAACGCCATCCGGAGCGCCTTCGGCAGGTCGCTGTCGAGCTTCTTCAGGTTCCGGGTGAACTCGGCCAGGCCGTCGATCTTGATCGCGTCCGTCATGCCCCTCCACCCTTCAGTCGCTCAAGCTCTTCCTGCTGCGCTATCCGTGCGTAGTAGACGCCCCACTGCACGAACTCGTCATTGCTCATCTGCTCCCGGAGCTGACCCACCGTCATCGACAGCTTCGTCGCCAGCAGGAACTCGAACTCCGTCGTCGGGTCCGTCTCGAAACGTCGCCATCGCCTGCTTCTCGGACCTCGCACCGACACCGGAAAGGTCGCGGATCTTCTCGCTGACGGGCTCGATCTCACCCGCCGGGGAGCTGCGCTGCCACTGCCCCACCTCGGCCTCGGTCATCGCCGGGTCGAGCATGCCCAGAGAAAGGGTTCTGCGTTCCTGCAGCTCGGTCCCCTTCAACTGCTGGACCATGAACACCTCGCCGCGGGACAGGCCACGTACACGGACGGTGCCGAACTCCAGCGCGACGGTGCCCTCGGGCAGGCGAGGCTTCAGCAGCCGCGCCTTCAGGTCCTCGCTCACGGCTGGCTCGTCGAGGTGACTTCGTCGGACAGCTCCAGCGCGACACTCCACTTGACCATGTCGGCGACCGGGTTGGTCTCGACGTACTCGCCGACAACCACGTTTACCGAGTCCTGCGGCCGGCCAGTACCGGTGCCCTCCGGCCGCCGGATCAGCGTCACGTTGGTGCCGATCAGAGGCTCGATGGTTCCGCGGGGCCCGCCGACCGCGTTGTCGTAGGTGCCACTCATCGACCCCTTCCCGTCGAGCAGACCACCCACCTTGACGTGCGACTGCTTGCCGTACGTCGTCACGTCGTGGATGTCAGAGTTGCGGGTCAGCTCAGACGCGTCGGTGAACGCCGACAGGTCCACCGCGTTCAAGCTGATGAACGTGTTCTTCCCATGCACGAAGGCCATCGGGGTCTCCTTATCCGACCGGGTAGAGCTTGTAGGTGACGGTCGTGGTGACCGAGTGGGTGACAGTGACCAGGCCGGTCGCGGGGGCCGCCTGATCCGGCTTGATGTGGAAGACCTTGTTGGTGCCGTTGGTGACCGATGGCGCGTTCGCCGCTGCGGCCGCTCCGGTCGGCGTTGTACTCGCGTCGGAGATCGTCATGTTGTCGACGGCTGCGTTGCCGTTCAGGATCTCCAGATAGCAGCCCTTCGGCCCCATCACGGACCGGGCAATCGTGTCGGATGCAGCGACGCCCGCACCGGGAGTCGCGACGCCCGCGTTCGTGGGTGTAGTGGCGGTGAGCGCAGCCATGTCAGGCTCCTTGTCCTGCGATATCGAGCGTGAAGGTGGCGGCGAGGTGCTCGACCGCGCCGACCGCGATGATGTCGAACGTGACCTCGGTGACACGCACCGTGTCGAACGCCGTGTATGTGCCGGACTCGACCACGGTCTTGATCGAGGTGGCCCCGGATCCCTTGACCCATTTGGTGATCAGGTCCCGGGATGCCCGGTCGCTGACCTTGCCGACGAGCAGCACCACGGTCAGGTCAGGGATGCGGTCCATGCCCCGGCCGTACGTCGCGTCGTAGGTGAGCGTGCCGGGGTAGGTGACGACCGCGGCGGGAGGCGCGACCGTGCCCGGCGGGTAGGCGTACACCCGCAGGTCCGCGATCGTGTCGATGCGGTCCGCTACGGCCTGCATCACTGCACCCAGGTCCATCAGGCCGCGCTCCACCAGCGGGTGTACGGACCGAGCACCACGGCTACGTCAGGGTCGACCTTGGCCAACAGCCGCAGCTCCGAGCCCAGCTCGGGAGAGCCGGCGACACCGAACGGAGCCTGTCGCCGCGTGAAGAACCGAGCCGCCTGAAGCAGGGCCGCCTGTTTCACCGCGACAGGGACCGTGGTCCAGCCGAACTGGGCTGTGACAGTGACGCCGTCCTCCTTCAAGGTGGGCAGCGTCGTCGAGGTGGGGTCGACCACCAGCCGCGTCCACGGCACACCGTTCAGGTCCGCGTTGCCCGGCTCCTTGGCGAACACGTCGATAGCACCGTTTTCACCGGTGACCACCAGGCCGGTCACGGTCATCAGGTCGTCGATGTCCACGACGTACCGGGCGCGGTCCCTGTCCCACCGCGCCGTGTACTTACGGGCCTGCGCAGCGACGACCAGGCCGAACTGCCGGTTCGTGGCCCGGTCGACGGCGCGGGAGGCGGCAGAGATGGCGTACGCGATCTCCGTGTCATCAGCGGTGTCGCTGATACGGAGATAGCCCTTCAGCTCCGGCGTGCTGACGTAATCGGGTGCCCAGGGCATCTCTGCCGCCTCCTCTCGCTACTTGTGGTTCTCGCCGTGCCGGGCGCGGATCTGCGCGTCGACCTCGGCCAGTTGGGCGATGAGCTCACGACGCTTGTCGACGAGATCCTGGATCGTGGGTTCCTTCTTCGCCGCCACCGCTACACCGCGTTGATGAGGACGCGGTACGCGTTCGGGTCCTGGACCGTGCCGTCGGCGCGAGCCCACAGCACGTACTCGACCTGGCCCTCGTTCGCCCGCGAGTACGGGTTCACGATCAGGGTCAGGTCCTTGACGCGCCGGATGACGTAGCCGGCGTTGAGATCGCCGAACACGCCCCACTTGTTGGTGCCGCCGTCGGTGTAGGTGGCGAACGCCTGATCGATGACGACCGGGTAGCCGAGCAGGGTCTTGTTGTTCGGGCCGGTGGCGATGCCGTCGTTGGCGTCGTTCAGGATCGGGCGGCCGGTGGTGTCGACGATGCTCTCGATCTTCGCGAGGGTCGCGTCGTTGAATGCCCACCGGGCGCCCATCCGGTAGTCCGGGTCGACCTCGTGCACCGCGGCCACCAGTTCGGCGTAGGTGATGCCGACCGACGTGAACGCCGTACCGGAGGTGCCGGTGGTGATACCGAACGGCAGGGTCGTGCCGGCGCCGGTCACCCAGTCGACCGCCTGCTTGCGGGCGATCCGCTCGCCGAGCTTGCGGGTGACCAGGCCCTCGATGTCGAACGCCGCGTCCTGCAGCAGCTCCACCGAGACCCGCAGAGGGAGGTTGGTCGCGCCCGGGGCGACGTACTTGAACGCGCCCAGGGTCTTCTCGCCGAACACCAGGTCCGCGCCCCCGGAGGCCGGGGCGGTGCCCTCAGCCGCGATCACACCGGAGTTGGCGGTGTCGTCCAGGGTCGGCCACCGCAGCGTCTCCCCGCCGCTGGTGGTGATCTCCTCGACCGCCGAGGCCAGGCCACCGAACGCCTTCAGCCGCTCGACCATCTTGTCCCGCAGGACGTCCGGGACCAGGAAACCGCCGGCCGCGTCCGTACCCACGGACTGCGCCCGTAGCTCGACGATGTCGGCGTTCTGCTGGCCGGTGCGCATGTAGTGGTTGAACGCCCGCTCCAGGGTGTCGTCCTCCTTCGGGGTGGCGACGTGGACGCCGAGAGCGCCACTAACCGGGGTGGTGTACGCGGTCTGCCGGGAGCGGATCTCCACGTCCTTGCGCATGGCGGCGAGCTCCACCTCGAGCTTCTCGTACCGCTCCACCTGGTCATCGCTGAGCGTTTCGGTTCCGGCTTCGTCAAGGATCGCCTGCAACGCGGCGAGCAGTTCCTCGATGGTCTTCATCGTGCACCCCTTCCGAGGGCTCGCGCACGTGCGCGGATCAGCTGCGACCGGCCGGACGGCTGGCCGAGGTCGTACGAGCGCAGCGCCACACCGGCGCCTGCGTAGGCCGGGAAGGTCACAGGGGACACATCCCGCAAGTGGGTGATGGTGTTGATGGTGTGCAACTGCGAACCGTCAGCAGTGCGAGTCCAGGTGCCGTCGTCGCCGGGGATGAACCCGAACGAGGCGCCGGTCATGTCACCGCGGGCAACAAGCTTCCGCAGGTCGTTCGCGTACGACGTGTCCGGTAGGTCAACCTCGAACGCAAGGCCCTCGTCATCGGAGCGGACCCGCAAGGTCCCGGACGACTGGCGGCCGAGCAACTGGTGTGGGTCATGGTTGATGAGGGCAACCGGGTCGGAGTCGGGGTTCTTCAGCACCTGGTCGAACGCACGGGTGCTCAGCTGCTCGTATCCGCCGGGAACCTTGGCGACCTGGTTGAACACAGCCGCGTGACCGTGCAGCGTGTCTCCCTCGATGCTGGAACGGCACAGGACCGAGTAACGGGTCAGGGTGGTCACGCGGCTACCTCCGGGGTCTCCGTCGGCTCAGGGGCGGCCTCAGGCAGTGGAGGCAGGTTGCGGATCGCCCGGGCCTCGTTCACCGTCAGCAGCCCACCCGCGACCTGCTCCAGCAGGAGGCGGATCTCGTCCTCGGGGTTGGCGCGCTCCAGGCCGGCGAAGTCGAACTCGGCGAACTGGTTCTTGGGCAGCAGGCGGGATAGCCGCTGCTCGAAGCGCTGACCCCAGGGGGAGAGCACGGTGCGGGCCAGGCCCCGCTGCTGCGAGTCGATCCCGGTACCCCAGGAGGTCTGTTTCTCCGTCTGCATCAGCTCGAACGGAGGGATCCCGTACCAGCGGGCGACCTCCTCGATGGAGAACTGCCGGGACTCCAGGAACTGGGCATCCGCGTTGCTGGTGGACCACTGGGTGAACTTCAGCTTGCGGTTGACGACGGCGATGTCACCGGCGTTGTCAACTCCGGAGACCTTGGCCTTCAGGCCCTCCTTGATCGTCTTCGCCTCATCCTCGGTGACGTCCTCCTCGGGCGTCACCAGACCGGAGACCATCGCGCCGTTGCCGAACATCCGGGCCGCGGCCCGGTCGCCGGCGATCGCGGTACCGAGACTGTGGCGGGCGACCGTGATCGGCGAGAGACCCTTCAGCCCGTCCAGCGACAGGGCCATGATCTGCGTCATCTCGGCCTGCGTGAACGTCCGGACCCCGTCATCCAGGGTGGCCTTGAAGACTTTCCGGCCGGTCGGCTTACCGTCGACCTTCTCCCACTCCGGGGCGACGCCGAGCGGGTGCAGCGGCACCAGGCCGACCAGCGCGCCGGCCTGGTTCCAGACGTGTGCCAGGTAGGCGTTGCCGTGGATGACCAAGTGAGCGAGCACGGTTTCCACCCACTCGAACGCGGTAGGGCCATCCGGGCCGCCGGGGTTATCCAGGAATGACGGCACCTGCTCCCGGAGCCCGGCCTTGTCGCGCAGGGTCTTCAACGGGACCGAGGCAATGGTGCCCGAGATCAGCGACACCGAGCGCCAGACAGCCGACAGGCCGAGCGCGGTGGTCTCGTTCACAGGTACGCCGGCCAGGTTCTGCGGGCCGACGCTGAAGAAGGCGGCCATCGCCGGGTCACTGATCGACCACGACGACCGCTCCTCCACCGGACGGGACCAGGGCCACCTCACGACTTCGAGTGTAACCCTCATTTACGACTTGAGGGTTTACAACACGACCAGCGCCGCCCGTTGGCGCTGGCGGCAGTCCGTGGCCGCCCACACCGCAGCCTTGACCGCATCAGCCGCGCCCTTGGACACCACCCGTGGACCGTCCGGTCCGGGCATCGTGCGCACCGCCAGCACCTGGCCCGTGAGGTGCTCCCCGCCGTCATGGCGGAACGCGTCCTCCGCCGCCAGCCGCTGAAGCTCCTGCACGGCCGCGCCTGCACGCCCCTGCCCCTTACGCGCCCGCACACCCTTCAGCGCCGGGTCCTCCAGCAGGGATGCGCCCACCGTCGCCGTACGGGTGAACCCCACCCGCTTCAACGCGGCAGGCACCTCGGCCAGGTCCGGCAGGTCCTCGACCGAGATCACGGCCCGACCGGCGGCGTTCCATGCGAACGCCACCGAGACCCCGTCGCCGAACCAGGACTCCACCGCAGCAGCGACTGGCGGCCCCTCGGGTCGCTCGGCGGTGAGATCGGCCCACTCGTCGGCCGAGATGACCGGATCGCCGCGGTCGACCTTCGCCTCGGTCAGCCGCCACATGTTCAGGTACTGGGCATTGAAGCCCTCCATCGGGTCCGGGTCGTCAGCTTGCGGATCCGCCTCCCCTGCAAGGGCCTTCGCGTACTTGTCCGCGATCATCCGGCGGCGGTCCTCGCTCCAGTGCGGGCTAGCAGCGCGCCACACCTCGGGATCACCAGGGTCGGCACCCGCCGGCGCCGCCCACAGCAGCAACAGCGCCTCCGACGCCTCCATCGTCAGCGCCGCCTGCAACTGGCCCTTCATCAGCGACGTAGCGCGCCGGTGCGCCGTACTGGTCAGGTGGATCTGCGGAGACGATCGCTCCAAGGTCGCGGGCTCCAGGCCCTCCGAGATCGTGTCGGCCTTCACGTTCCAGCACTCGTCCGCGATCCCCAGGCACACGTCGTACCCGTAGACGGCGAGCTGCGCCCGTACGAGCCACCGATCGCCGTCCGGGGTCTCTAGTGCCTCCTTGCCGTTCGCACGGGACACGTGCCAGCCGGCGACCTCCTCAGCCCACCGCCACGCCCCGCGCTGGATCTCCCGGCAGATCGCGACGTCGCTGCCGGTGTGGATGACCGTCTGCACCTCGCCGAACAGATCCGTATGCGCCATCCGCCACAGAGCCACCCCACGCACCCGCACGGACTTCCCAGCACGCCGCGGTGCCGACTCCACCACCAGCCGGTGGCACAGGGAGCCGTCCTCGCGGTGCTCCAGCTGGCGGACGATCGCCAACCGCTGCCACCAGCGCAGGGTCTTGCGCTCGACGTTCTCGATCCAGTCGATCGCGTCCGCGCCGTACGAGCCGACCGCGTCCTCCGGTACCGGAGACATCGCCAGCGGAACCGCCGCGTCGTCGGGTACATCGAGGTACGGCGCCAGCCACTCATGGGTCAGACGGTCCGGATCCCAGGAGAGCTCGGGACGGACCACCAGGTCCGGGGAGAGAGAAAAGACAGGTACAAGGGGTGTCCTGGCCCCCAGGCTGTGAACTTTCTGCGGATCCCCCAAGTGCAGATTGCAGTCGCGGCACGCTGCCTGCAGTTGGTCTGGTGGAACGATGATGCCGTTGGTCGTGCCGTGGATGTGGTGCACGTGGGTGGCGGTGCCTGTGCATACGTCCGGGATCTGCAGCTGGCATTTGTACTGGTCGCGCAGGAGCACCACGGCTCGCAGCTTGCGCCACTGCCGGGTGCTCCCGCCCTGCCAGCCTTGGCTCACGTCAGCGGGTCAGGTATTCGATGAGGTAGCACCAGCCACCGAGTAGGCCCAGCGCCACGGCTGCACCCTCGATCAACTCCCGCGTGGTGGTGAGGATCTTCTTGATCATGACGTTGCTCCCTTGGCGATGATGCGGGACTTGACGTAGACGGCGTACTCAAGCAATGGGTGTGCCCCAGACAACCGTCTCGGGATGGGTAGCGAAACGGGAACAGGATTCCGAAATCGCTAGCCCCCTGTGCTTGGCGCAGAGCTTCACTTCGGCCAATGGGTCGAGCGTCTCTCCGGTACAGCGGTTGCCTGAGTCCCCGCAGTAGTGGCACTGGCTTGTGCCGGCTACTCGGGTGGCGTGCCGCTTGGTTAGTCCGGCGTCTCGTGCGGCGGTGAATTCGGTGCGGTCGTGGTGGCTCACGACAGGCCCCTTTCGGGTGAGTGAAGGAGGAGTCTCATGAGACTCTCAATGGGTCTCATGAGACGTGTCTCACGTCTCACACCCATACTCTTTCTGTATGGGTGAGTGACCCTGGCACTGATCCTGAGTCTCATGAGACTGGGACCCTGGTCAGGCTGTAGTAGGTGGCTCGGCCAGCCTCTTCCTTCATCACGGCGCCCTGGTCGATCAGGATGCGAACGTGGCGGTAGAAGGTGGCCTTGGTGGTCAGCTCGGCATCGATCAGCTTGGTCGCTGTGACCTTGTCCGTCTGGAACGTCTCGTACCACCGCTGGGCCGTCTTGGTGGCCGCGGTGGCACTGCCCGCGGTCTTGCCGTCCGTCAGGGTGAGGACCGCGCTGGGCCCGCAGGGCGTCAGCTTCAGTTCGATGTCCTCGAACTCGTCCACGTCCTTCTGCTTGGGGTTCTTGACCGTGATGACATCCTCGTCCTTCTCGACGCGGATAACGGTCGTCGCGGCGCCGTCCATGGCCGTCGAGCCGCGCATGTGGTCGCCGCTACGCCCTTGGTGGTGAACGGTCAGCACACACGCAGCTGTGGCCTGCCGCAGCTTCTCCAGGGCGTCGATGAACTCGCCCATGTCCTTGGCTGCGTTCTCTTCCATGCCGACCGTGACGCGGGCCTGTGTGTCGAGCACGATCATTGCGGGCTTGAGATCCGCGGCCAGTTCTCGCAGGCCCCGCCACTCGGCCGGCTTGCCTGCTTGTACGGCCATCGGAAGCCAGATGACTCCGGTCATCTTGCGGCCGTAGCTCTGCTCCCATGCCCGTACGCGGCGTTTCATCCCACTGACGCCCTCGGCCGCGACGTACAGCACCAGCCCTTGTGTGACACCCCGGTCCTGCCATGCCTCCCCCGTGCCGACGCAGCCTGCGATGTCGAGGGCAACGAACGACTTGCCATGTCCGGGCTTGCCCACGATCCACGCGGTCGAGTCGGTGAACAGGGTTGCGGTGATCAGCGGTATGGGCTCGGGGATGGTGTCGAGTCCTACGGAGTCCACCAGGGCGTTTCGGTAGATCGCCGCGTACGACAAAGTCGTGACGTTGTCCTCGAACTCGTCCTCGGGTGGCTCGTCGGCGAAGTAGGGCTCACCGGGAGGCGCGCCCATCAGGCCACCTCGAACGCATGCTCCGCGTCCGGGGCGATCCACGGGCTTACGGTGCCTTCGGCAAGCAGCCGGGCATGGTTGCGGCAGTTCGTCGCGGCGAGCGTCAGCCCGGCATCGCGTACGGCGATCTCCTCGACTGTGGCGCGACCGATGAAGTCTCCGGGCTTGGACCGCGCCGCCTCAAGGACCTCGGCGCGCTTGACCCAGTAGAGTGACATGGCCTCGGTGATGCACTGCTGGATGGTGCGGATAGCGAACCGGTCGATCTCGTAGTCGAGATCCCGGCCGCCCATCAGGCCGCGCCGTTCTCGCGGGCCTCACGGTTGCGCCGGCGGGCGGCGACGGACTGGCGGGCGAGGTTTGCGAAGTATGCCTTCCGCAAGGACTCGGCCCGAACCGGATCTCCGTCGGCTGCGTCCACGAACCGCTGCTCGAACTTGGCCCGCCCGGGCGCAGTCCGGGCGGTGCGGTCCTCGGTCATGCCCCAGCCGAGATGGGCGAGGGCGCTAGCCTGGAGGCTGATCTCAGCGTCGGTGCGGCCCTTGTGACGGCCTTCACCTTGTGCGCTTGTCAAGCGCTGTGCGACAGTGGCGTCAGTGGCCGGGTTTGGTTGGGGGACTGATCCCTGGGCATTCGTGGTCACAACTACTCCCTTGAGACGGGTGGTAGCGCGACGGGCGACCCTCCTTGGAGGTAGGACTCCAAGGAACTATGGGTGGCCCGTTTCGCGTTCTGTGTAAGGCCATTCGTACGGCCTTGGAAGCGATCGTGACTGTTCCGAGACCCGAGGTCAAATAGTGCTATCGACCGCACAGCGCTCTTGTGGTAGATGCCCCTCGATACCTAGAACGCAAGAAGGGGCACTACTAGGCGTGTCCGTAACGTTCCGTGTCCGACCGGTTCGGATAACCTGACAGCAACCGGTTTCCAGACCCATTCGCCCGTGACCTAATCGTTATAAAGACGCACAGCGCTCGAACATGCTCTCGATAACCACAAGTGTGTAACTCACAGGTCCCCAAGTCCCAGCCGCCGTGATTCCTCGGCGGCCCGGGCGGATGCCGTCGCGGCGACGTAGCGGTCCATCATGCTGCGCTGCTTCCACCCCGCGATCGCCATCAGCCCACCCTCGGATCCACCCTTGGCCAGCCACCTCGTGGCCGCCGTGTGCCTGGTCCTGTGCGGGTGGAACCCGGTCACGCCCGCCTTCGCCGCACGGATGCCGAGTGTCTTGTGCAGGGCGCGGTACCCGAACCCCTCGCCCTGCTGCCCGAGCCACAGCCTCGGACTGGCGGCGTGCTTGTGGGTACGTCGGCGCCGCAGGTAGCGATCCAGTGCCGCGGCCGTCTTGGCGCCGAAGGCAACAGTGCGCTCCCGTCCGCCCTTGCCGCGGATCAGCGCGCTGCCGGCCTTGACGTTGACGTCGTCGACGTTCAGCCCGACCACCTCGCCGGCGCGGACGATCGCCTCGTTCATGAACCGGATGATCGCCTCGTCCCGGATGCCGGTGAACGTCTTGCGGTCGCAGGTCTTTAGCAACGCGGTGAGCTCGGCCTCGGTGAGCGGCTGGACCACTTTGTCGTCCACCTTGGGTGGCTTGACCCCGATCAGCGGGTCGACCGGGATCTCCTGCTCGTCGGCCAGCCACGCGCTGAACCGCCGGACCGCCAACTGTCGGGCGCGGGCCGTGGACGCCTCGGCGCCGGCGGCGAGCAGCGACCCCACCCAGCTCTGCATGGCGCGCTTGTCGATCTCGTCCGGTAGTCCGTTGGTCTCGCACCACCGCAGGTACAGGCGTGTACCGAGCAGGTACGACGCGATGGTGTTCTTGCTCTTCCGCTCGGCCCTGAGCGCGATCTCCCACGAATCCACCAGGCCGGACACGCCCAT